ACCCGAGCGGTATCCACGCAGACACCGCGCCAGCCCATGCGCATCGTGTGCGCCGAAAGAGATTGCTCATGCCCGGGCCACAGGCGGGAGTGATTTTCCCAAATGGCATGACTAGCTTTCGCGTCTCTAAGACAATATTCCCGAAGTTCACCGGCTTTTCCGGCCCGGAGCGCCTCGTCCCACGTTTTTCCCTTCATCCAAGTCCGGAGATCCTTGCTAAGGTCCAGCCCGAGCAGCTGCTTCGCGGCTCCGGCCAGGTTCCGTGGAGCGCCGAGATAGACCGCGAGATTTGCGGTGCAGGCAAACCCAGAGAAGCCGATTTCTTCCGGGATAACGCCCTTTCTTTGTAGATGGGAAAAAACCAAACCGTCCCAAGCGAGATTGTGGGCCACCAGGAATTTTCCATTCAGTCGTCCCCAGTCGAAATCTTCCGGCCTGCCCACGAACTCGATGCCGTCGCCGTATAGGGCGACAAGGTAGATGTCGCACTGCGGGTCGTTGAGGTAGTGCCAGGGCCCAAGGCCGGAAATGTTGCAGTCCTTCGAGTAGAAGGACTCGAAATCAATGGCGACGGGCATTGTGCCGTCCTCCTTTGTTGCGATACCGGGAGAGGATGCGCTCGACCTCCGCTTGGATCTGAATGAGCCGGAAAAGACTGGTGCAGATCAACGCGGCGGCTGGCCATTGCGTCCGTCTCACCGTCCGGGCAAGACTGACGGTTTCGTTGGCGATAAGGGCAGCGTTCTTCTGAGCGAGTTTTATTGCCCCGGTGCGAACCTGATCCTGGAGAGATTGTAGTTGACCGCGTGTGCGGTGGATGGATGCGTTCATCCAACCGAGTGCCGGAGCGGGACGAGATTTGTCGGGATGTTTCTTCATCCCCAAACCCATGCGGGGGCAGAGCCGGAATTGGCCCCGCCCCCGCAACATGGGTTTGGTTACGACGCCCTTACTTTGACTGGAGCCCTTTGACGGTCTTTTCCAGCCGTTCGATCTCGCGTTTGCAGTCGCGGATATCCGAGCGGGTTGCTATGTGAAAGTCGACGACCTCAGAGATCACGTAGCCGATTCCAAACGCAATCGCCAGGAAGCCGATTGCTGAAAGAAGCGATGTCAAGAATACCATAGTAATATTTTGATACTGATTTGATTTAAGCGGCTGCGGAGAGGATAGGCGCCCCGCAGCCGTTTCGGTTAGCTAACGAGGTCGAGGGCAAACCTGGAGAATTCCTCGGGATGTTTTGCGTCATGCCGGAGCACCGGAACGTAGACGAAGTTCATTCCGATTTTTTCCCGTTTGCTCGTCAGCTGCCAGCCGCCCTTGTGGAGCCCATCCCGCAGCGCGAACTGCGAGGCGGTGATGATCGACTTGCCCGCTCGCGTGAACGCCGTTGACCGCAGCGTCCAGAGCGCCAGGCCATAGGCATGGTCGCCGAACTGGTACGGGAAGAGCGGGTGATCTTCGAAGGGCGAGCGGATGAGGATGAGCGTCTGGAGCATCGGCGAGAACGGCGGACGCTCGTTATCGCGCCAGTCAATCCAGCCGCCTGCAGCCTTCACCTCTTCGAGCGTGTCGAACACACGGGCGATGGAGTCGCCGCCATATTCCACGTGTTCGATGTAACGCTTGCGGATTCGCAACACGGTGAGATGGACCGGCGTGGTGCCGTCGGAGATCACCACCTCTTTGTTATAGACCAGGCTGCCCGGCGCGAACTTCTCCGAGAGAGGGCCGACGGACTGGACCTGGTGAAAACGCGGGATTACGATGTCTTCGCCCGTGATTTCTCCCTCAACAGGCTTGTGGGGGAAGCCCAGGGCTGCCGCGTCGTCGTGGTCGACTTTCTCAGGGCTGGCCACGGCGACGCTTTTGTGTTGAGGAACGACCTCCTCGGGTTTCGCGACGATTTCCGGCGTCGCTGTTGCCGGTGTTTTGAACGATGTTCTCATCAATGTTGCTATTTTCTAGTTTTGGCGAGGTAGAGGCTTTCTTTGCCGGTCTCGACGATGCCGAGATCGGTCAGGGCCTCGCATAGCTCCTGTTTCGCCTTGGTTTTGCTCCCGCGGGGAGCGGCCTCGGCAAAAGTGTTTTCCAGCTTGGGAAGGGAGACATCGCAGCAGGCGACGAACTGGTCAGGGGAAAGGCGCTCACGGACGGCTGCCCAAGCCGCCAGCGGGTCGGAGATTCTGCGGATTCCAGCGCGGGTGCGGAGTTCGTGGCCGGGGATCTCCTGGCCGCCGAGGCGCATCTGAAGGGCATGATGCTTCACCGACTCGCACCATTTCTCCATCACGCGGGCGACGGTCAGGGCCCGGCTCATGGTGGTGGGATCGGTAATTCGGGAAGGATGAAACTCATCGGGAAGTTTGAGCTCATCCTCATAACCCGCAGCGATGGTTAGGGCGTGTTTATGGAGCGCGGCGCACGTGCCCTGCGCGGCGCAATACAGGCAATGCTCCGTCGGACGCAACTCGGGCTTCGCCGCCTCGCACCGGGCGATGATCGTCTGGACGCGCAGGCGTAGCCGGTTCAGATCGTTGCGGCTGTAAATGGCGGAGGAAACCTCGTCGCGGCGAGGAATGAGAATGAAGACCTTCACCTCCTCGATTACCGGAAACTCCTCGAAAACGCCGACGGCATATGCCTGAAGCTGTGGATTCTCTTCGGCGTCCGGCACAGAGTTGCGGCCAAACTTGTAGTCGAAGAGCAGTGCACGGTTTCCAGCAATGGCAATGCGGTCGGCAGTGCCAAACGTCAGCTTCTCGCAGATTGATACCTTGTGTTCGGTGAGAACCCTCTCGGGCCGAAAGGCCGCCTCCTCGCACCGCACGAACTGCAAGCACATCTCCGCACATTGGCGCTGTTCATCTGTCAGTCCGTCGAGCTTTCCGGTTTCAACCGCTTTGTGGATGCGGGTTCCTTCCTCGGCGGCCGGGCCGGACTCGTCCCGGTTGATGAACCCGGCGCAAATCTCGCGGTAAGCGAAGCTGCTCGGGCTGTAGCGGGCATGTTGGTCGGAAGGCTCGTTCTCGTTCATAGCCATCCTTTGCGGAGGCGTTGCGAAGATTGGCCCCGACAAATCGCCGTCGTTCAAAAGGTCGATGCACGCGAGCTTTGTGGAGACTGCCTCGCATATTCTCTCTTCCACCGTGTCGGCTGCGAAGATGATGCGTTGGATGGAATGAGCGCCACCTGTCCGATGGACCCGCCCCAGGCATTGCCGCAAGTCCTGCGCAGAATAGGTGGGCGAGATAATGGAAAGGCGCGGCTTACGACCCTCGGGATCGTGAAGGCTGACGCCCACGCCACCGGCTTTGATGTTCGCGACGATAAAGGGCTCGCGGTTTTCTTGAAAGCGACGGATCGCTTCTGCCCTGGCGCAATCACTCTGCCCGCCGACAACCAGACAGTTGGTGCCGAGCCGAGCAGCCACCTCACGCACCGTGTCGTCGAAGTTCAGGAAGACGGCGACTGACATGCCTTCGGCAGCGGCATCTTTGGCCATCGAAACGATGGCGTCGGCTTTGAGCGCTTCAATCTCCTGTCGGGCCCGCAGAAGAACGGTTAAATGGTTCGCCTTTTTGGCTTTCAGATCGTCGGCTATTTCCGAGAGGCGGCTCTCGTCATCACGGGCCTTGGCGATATGGATGTCCCGCGCCAGTTGGTCATAGATGGCCTGAATCTCCCGCTCTTTCCCTGTGCCGACCGGTTCTGCGATGATCTGGGTCGGAGGAAACTCCGGGATATCTTCGATACGCAGACGTGACCCGGGACCATTTCCGAGAAACACCTGACGGTGGAGGCGTTCCAGCGCTTCGCGATTGCCGCCGAACTCGAAGCCGAATCGGCCCTTCCTGCAGCCGTGGGCGATGGCCCATGACCAGAAATCATGCAGCCGATGCAGGCCCAGAGCGTATCCAATAGCCCTCATGTCGAGCGGGCTTGCAGCTGCCGTAGCGGAGCAGAGCAACGTGCGAATGCCCTGCCGCCGAGCTGCAATCAACATGCGAGCGTTCTGGCTGTCGCGCCCCTTGCACCTTTGGGCCTCGTCGAAAATCAGCAGCGCGTCCGGCGATAGCCTCCAAATGAAATCCTTTCCCTGGAAAACGACGAAGCCGGTCTTGCCCAGCTTCAGCGATTCGTAGTTGGAAATGAAAAGCACATCAGCCCCGAAGCCTTCGGCCACGCGCCGCCAGGCGGGCAGCGTCGCTTTGGGGGCGATGACTGCCAACTTCCAACCGCTTCGCTTAGCCACGTTGCAGGCGACGAAAGTCTTTCCGACTCCTGGATCGCTCGCATCCAATGCCACGCCCGCCCGCCGCAATGCGGCGAGCAGGCGGGCTGCGTGGTCGGTTTGAAACGGCAGGAGGTTCATCGTCCTGCCACACCCATGCGGGAACCCTTCGGTCGTTTGGCCCCGCAGGTTTACAGGTCGAGCGACTCCTTCATCAGGCGGCGCAGCTTTTCGAGATCACAGCGGAGCTTCTTTCGCGTAATCCCGAGGTCGCGTTCCACTGCAGAGAGGTTGCCGTCGAGAGCTTCGATGGCATCCGCCAGTCGGCGAAGGTCGCCGGGCAGAGAACTGAGAGCTGCGTCGACGTCGATCTTCTCATGGCGGTGTCGGTGCCATGCAGGCACGGCCCCACCGTACACCTCCATACCATGCTCCAGGTCCTTGGCCTCGGCGTAAGTAATTTCTTCTTCGCCGATCATTTCAACTGGCGCATCCAAATGGAGAGTGTCGCGGTCCGTGCGACGCTTCTCTGCATTGCGATGCTCGATCAGATCCTTGATGCGCGAGTCGACCGTGCGCCTGACGGCAGCCTTGTATTGCGGGTGATCCGGGGCGAATTGCCCGGCCAGTTTTCGCCAGACCTGTCGGTGCAGGTCCTGGTGAATGTCATCGAGGTCGTCGGCTCCTATGCCGAAGCGGCCCCGAAGTTTCTTTGTCTCGTTCTCGATTACTTTGACGATGAATTCATCAATTCCGGTGTAGCGGTTCAATGGGTCCTTTCCCCGACCGGGGAAGGGAAGCCGCTGCCGAAAGGACCGCCTGAGGCGCTGAACGGACCGACCGCAAAAAGAACGAGCGGAGGTGCCGCGGATTCACCATGTTGGTGATTCCGGCAGCGACCTCCGCTTCGCGGTCAGTCAGCTAAATGTTGGGTTTGTGTTCGGCCTAGTTTTTCAGGGTGCTTTGAAGCGGCCGTACTTCTTCAAAGTCCCACTGGACGGGAACTCCGTTGGCGACCTTTACGGTCACATCCCAGACACCCGTAAGGCCCTCAATGTCGTGAAGGAAATCACGCATCGCGTCTTTGATGCCTGGAGGGTGCCTGGCATGGGGTTCTCGCTCGGACCGGTGCAGGTGCGAGCGGGGCTTGCGGGTGTAGCGCACCTTCGGTTCGGGGGTGGATGACACGCATCCGTTGGCGACTCGAATGATGACTGAGCCAAAACCGATCTGCTGGAACAGACTGAGGGTTTTCTGGGGATTATGTGGCATGGTTCTATATGCTGTGGTTGATTGGATTATTGGGTCCATATATTGTGGTTCTCTTTAGTTCGCCATAATGGCGAACAATTTGGGCAAAAAGGGGCAATAGCCCCTAGAGCAAAGCTCCTTCCTCGGTTTTGGGACGCACCTGCCGCAGGTAGTTTTCGACGGCAATTTTGGCCATTTGGTTGCTGACGTTGAATGTCTTGGAGACTGCCCCGATCGCTCGCTCGCGTTGGAAGAACCGGTTGATCGAACGGAACTCCTCGAACTCATAATTGGCGAGCAGGGGCTCGACAACCTGGAGAAAGAGCGGCCTCGGCATAAGCATTTCGGCCATGAACTTGTTCGCCTGAATTTCCCACCAGGGGGATTTGCCTTTGCCTCCAAACACGTCCGGCTCGCGGCAAACGATCCGCTCGCGGGTGGGTGGCTGAGTATTGCGATCCAGTTCCCCGAAGAGGAGGCGCTGGTTGCGATCGAACATCATTTTTTCGATGAACATCTTCTCATGCAAGATTGCATGGCCGATCTCATGAGCGATGGTCGATCTGACCCGCTGACGGCCGGTGAGACTCGTATCCTCGTCCAGCTTGCTGTTGATCACGATGCGGTCAATGCCGTTGATCGTGAACATGGCGCACCCCAGTACGTCATCGGGAAGATTTTCGTAATCTTCCGCCATACCCCATTTCCGGTCGGAGAACTTGTCGACTGCGACAGGGCTCGGGGTAGCGGGCAGGAGCTTCGTCGCCTGAAGTTGCTCCAACACGATGCGCTGGATGCGCTTTTCGGGGATGAATTCGGATTTCAGGAAGGGTCCTGGATCGCGTTGACTGCTCATTGTTGGTTAGGTTCTGGATTGTTAAACCGCCTGACGATTTCGTCAGGAGGCATGCCCGTCGACTTCACTTCTTCCAGCACCCGCCGGAAAGCGAAGGCGTATTGGGCGTTCATCTCGACCAGGTCGCTGAGCTCCCGGCTCGGGGCTCTCTGGTCATGACTTTGCAGATCCCCCTCGGTGGTGCCGAGAGCGGCTGCGAGTTTCCCGATCATCTCCTCGGACGGGAAGCGGCGTCCGTTTTCCAAATCGGAAAGGAACGCAGCCGAAACCGGACTCGGGGAGCCCGGTTCCTTCAGCCGATCTCCGAGGTCCCGGAGAGAGAGATCTCTCTCCTGGCGAAGTTCACGGATTCTCTGGCCTAGGGTCTTTTTCATTTCGTGTCGTTTTTCAGTAATGCGGGAGTGTCAGTGGTGAATCTATTTTGGCTTAGATGGCGTCGTTATGACTGTGATGCGCCGTGGCGATTCGGTTCTGTCTCCCTTGGGTGTCTTTTTAGGTGGAGGACTAGCCTCGACCCGATGGTTAACAGGTTCGCAGGTGTTGTCAAGCCCGGCGAACAAGGGCCAACTTCGGCGGATATTCCGCAGGGGACTGGAATGGATTCAATTTTTCATCCGCTAAACGGTTTCCTGCATCCCTCCGAGATGACTCCGGAGGAACGCCTGGACGAACTCGCCCACATCTTTGCTGCGGGACTTTTGCGTCTGAAGGCGGGAGTTTTAGGCTCTGAGAAAAAGTCACAACATATTGATGCTGTGGGGGATAAATTTCTTCATAAAACCGAGAGTTCCCTTGAGGTTCCCGGCCAGAGGCGCCTTCATGTCGCCAGAAAATGACGCACGCCATGAACGCACAGGACCATGCCAGAATCGCCAAAGAGGTCGCAGCGCTCGCCGACCTGACGGTCAACCAGCTCCGAGAAAAATGGGTCGAGGTCTGGAACGAGCCATGCCGCTCCAGAAACAAGGATTTCCTTCGGAAACGGATCGCCTGGAAGATCCAGGCGAATGCGTACGGGGGATTGAGTCAGCGGGCGCTCGAACGAGCCCGCGAGCTGGCCGACGAGACGCTTTTGAAAATCCGTAACCCGGCTCCGTTCGTCCCGCCTTCACCGGGCGGGCGCACGATCGAGAACCGCATCCACGCTCCTGGCGACCCGAGGATTCCGGGGCCGGGGGCAGTGATTACCCGTGATTACAAGGGCCGAAAGCTCCTTGTCGCTGTGTTGGAGAAGGGATTCGAGTTTGAGGGCCGGGTTTATCGGAGCCTCTCGGCGATTGCCAAGGAGGTCACCGGTGCGCATTGGAACGGGGTCCATTTCTTCGGGCTCAATGGGAGGCGAGCCGCATGACCATCGAATCGCGAACGAAGAAGCCCGGAACCAACTCGGGCGGAAAGTCGAAGAAGATAGTTCGCTGCGCAATCTACACTCGCAAATCGACCGAAGAGGGGTTGGACATGGAATTCAATTCCCTGGATGCCCAGCGCGAAGCGGCCGAGGCGTTTATTCATTCCCAACGCCACGAAGGGTGGGCCGTTCTTCCCGAGCAGTACGACGACGGCGGATTTTCCGGCGGGAACATGGAGCGCCCCGCGCTTCAGCGGCTCCTCGCCGACGTCCAAGGCGGCAAGGTGGACGCCATTGTGGTTTACAAAGTCGATCGGTTATCTCGATCCCTGTTGGATTTCTCGCGGATTATGGAGACCCTCGACCGGCACGGCTGTTCGTTCGTAAGCGTCACTCAGCAGTTCAATACGACGCACTCGATGGGGCGGCTCACCCTGAACATCCTACTTTCCTTTGCCCAGTTCGAGCGCGAGATCATCGGCGAACGCACCCGGGACAAGATGGGCGCGGCACGGCGGCGGGGGAAGTGGGTCGGCGGCGGTATGATCCTGGGCTACGATCTCGACC